TAGAGATACGTCATCGTTATTGGCCATTTGAATCATCCAGCTGGTAACGAGCTTCGCCTGCTCATTGCTGCCACCAGTGTTTGCCTGACATTCGGTCTGATCAATTGCAACACCATTCAAGGCCAGCTTCATGCCGAGAATTTTATTGTTTCCGCTAACAGTTCTGGCATCCATGCTTGCATAAAATCGAAATACTTTCGTACTTCCGCTAGTATTTTTTAGCGCAAATGTATTCGTGGTGCCAAGGGTCATGCCCTGTGCTGTGCTTGAATCAAGCGTTGCGGTCAAGCCAGTGGTAACATAAGTGCTCTGAGTCGCAATAGCAATAGTGCCAGTAGTAGTTTTGCCGCATTGACCGCGAACCATTGTCGCTGTGCTGGCCGGGTAATAGCTCAGAGAGGACCATGTGCTCGAACCATTGCCAGCCTTAAATTTACGAGTATCAGTTTCCAGCCCAATCTCACCATTAAGAAGCACAGGATTCGCAGCAGTCCAGTTCGCAGCCGTGTCGCGACGCAAACGAATTCGAGCAACGCTACTCATGCTCCACCACCATCAAAGACATTGCCATCAATGTAATCGGTAGTGGCCGATCCACCATCAAGCTCTGGATCAAGCTGCTCAATACCTAAATCATCGATTTCTGCATCGACGCCATTGCCATCAATAGGGGTAGTTGAAATTGATGTTGGCACGTCCACATCTCTTTGAAGGCTTATTTGCACGAATACTCCGTCATGAACCAATTGTGTAGCGCGAACTGTATATGGAACGCCGTTAACACTTACTTGCGATCCATAAAGCAAATGCCCAAACTCAGACGCTGCGCAAGTCAGCGTATAGTCTGTCGTAATAATCTGATTGTCAATGATCATTTCGCTCGGCATATCAAAAATGCCGAGGCCAGAAATGGCGCCACTGACAACAGTGACGCCAAAGTCTGCCATATAAATAGCAGGATCGTCTAAGATCACTGATACTTCTTGACGCCGAAACCGGTAACCGAAATGATCGAGCTAGCGGTGCCAGTCTCGGTGTGGATGTTCACGCGCACATAGCGCTTGACATCGTCTTTCGAGATGGTCACATGGCCGAGGTATGCCGCGTTGGCAATGTCGGTAAAAGCACCGCCGGTGATGGCTTCGTAGCCACTACCACTCGCGTCGCTGTGCTCCAGGCGCACCGAGAAGCCAGCAGAGGCGCCAGCAGCCGTTGCCTGCATCACGAACACGACGTCGCCGTCGTAGCCCATCAGGTCGACACCGGTGCCAGTGCCGGTGGCCGTCACGGTTGCGGGGGTATAAGCGCTGAAGTGCTGCAGCGCTTCAAAATTGCGTTGGCTCAGAGCCATGGATCAGTCCTCCTGGGAAAGTGGTTTGATGGTGCGACGCACAGCAGGCTTCTTCACCTCTGGTGCGGGCATGGGGCAAACAGGCTCTGGAGGCGCAGGTGCCTCGCAGCGCACAGCTCGACTGAGGCCAACCAAGAGCTGGCCTTCACTCTCGGAGAGGTCGAGCACCTCACCGGTTGCCCGGGAGGTGCCGCGAACCATCACGTCAGTGGTCAGCTTGAACCAGCTCATCAGGCGTTGCCAGAGCCGAACACGAAAGCACCGGGGTTGCGAACACCAAAGTCCACATCCTGGAAAGCCACGATGCGAGTGGTGCCCTTGGTGCTGTTGCTGTAGGGATCGACGGTGATGTCGACGCCGGACCAGAAGCCGAAGATGGCCTGGCTGAAGTCGCCGAAGATCACGTTCGAGCCGATCAGCTGGTTCGACACGCGAGCGCCGTAACCATTGACCTCGTTGTTCTCCCAGATGAACCGCTCGCTGTTGGTGTTGCGCAGGGTCTGCTTCAGAGCACCGCGAACGTGAGCGTTACCCACATAGAACATCGAATCCACGTCCAGGTTGGCCACCGAGACGGTGGTCTCCATGTTGACGTAGTCGGCGAAGGTGCCGAAGTAGTAGGTGGTACCGTCGATGGACTTGTTGGTGTCAGCGTTGCTGGCCAGGGCTTCCGAACCAACACCGGTGATGTTCTTGATACCCAGCAGAGCGGACGAACCACCCAGGCCGTAGATACCGGAAGCATCGATCGCCAGGGCGATGGACTCAGCCAGGTCAGCGCGAACCATGGCCTCAACATCCATCGAAGCCTGCTGCATCAGGCGACGTGTGATGTCAACGAAACCGCCCAGCGACTTGGGGGTCATCGAGATCTGACCCAGGGTCATTGCGCTCTCGGTGACGGCGACGTCCTCACCCACCCAGTAGGCAGTGGTGGCGCCAGTCTTCTTGGGGATGTCCACGTTGCCGACCAGGCCGGTCAGCGTGGTGACATTCAGGCCCAGCAGAGCGGAGCGGTTACGAACCAGGTCGATGAACGAACCGGTCAGCAGTTGCGTGTCGACCAGGTAGCCACCGGCGGTAGCGGTGCCGACAGTCTGGGAGCGAATAGCAGGAGCCGACAGCACATCCCAGGGCATCACAACGCCCTTGGCAGCGCGGCCGAGCTTGCCTTCGGCGGCCTTGGAGCACTCGATCTCGAAAGCAGCAGCTTCACGAGCGGAGCGGTCGGTGGGATCAGCCAGGTGACGGATCACGTTCATCAGGCTGTAGCGCTTGACCTCTTGCTGGGTCAGGCCGATGGCAGCAGCGCCGTCATCGTGAATGCGGCCCTGGAACTCCTTGCGGCTGCGGCCGAGTTGGGTCAGGACGGCCTCGCGAGCCTGATCGACAGAAGCGTCGTCGTTGATCAGCTTGTCAGCCAGCTCAGCGCCGACCTGATGCTGCTCGCACATAGCGCGAATGGTGGCGACCCGATCACGCTCAGCAGCCCGAGCGGCGGATTGCACCTCTTTGATGTCGATGGATTGTTCCATTGTTGAGGGCACAGGTTGTTTTTCAGTACCGCGCTCGGCGGACTGCTCGTGGTCAAGCATAACGTCAGCAGCTTCTACAACATCAAGGGCGCGTCCGAGGCCAACCGATTGATCAGCCGGAACGCTTACAGATGATACTTCAAGTACATTCCATTTTGTAACAAGGAAATCACCGTTTGACGATTCACGGACATCTGCAATTTCATACGCAAAAGACACATTGCGAACAATTCCTGCTTCGATGTCACGGCGGCGCTTGTACTCCTCGGTGCCCCTTTCCATCGTGTTGGGGCTCCACATCACGGTGGCATACAGTCGGCGATCGTCGCCCAGCCAAGCCTTCTCGGCCACGCCCAGCACCACGTCGCGGTTGTGATTCCACAGCCACGCGCCGCCGTCGTTCATGCGGCTCAGGTCCATCGACTCAGCGTCGTGCACCAGCACCTCACGCCCCCACCAGCGCTCCACCGGAGCCTCGGAGCTGAACGAGAAGGTCAGTCGATCGTCGGCTTTCTCCTCGACGCGCATGCCCTGGGCGACCTCGCGCTTCAGGCCCTCCTTGTTGATCCGCTTCAGGTCAAGTTTCATGACACGCTCCCCGGTGGCCTCCTCGAATTCGATCGGCTGGTAGTCGTTGTCATCCAACCACTGCCTTGCCTCAGACACTGTAAAGCGAGAGGCGTCAAATCGAATTGCCTGTAGGCGAACGGGATCATCTTCGTTGATGCCATAAATTGCGTCGATTCCAGCGCCGAAGTCATCGTTGATGCGACGGAACCGCTCGAACATGTCAGGGTCCAGCAGTCGAGCCGCATGCTCGTTCGGGTAAGGCCGTCCCTCTTCGCCATCAATCGGCTGGATCTTGGTCAACGTGCTGAACCGGTGGCCCACCATCACCTCAGTGGGCTCGCCATCCCGATAGATCCGAATCAGCGCAGCCGGGTCCTCTTCGGTGGCTTCGATGCTGAACTCGCTATCAGGTACACCGAGGGTCCCTTCGCGCATGATGTGCTCGATTCGCCCGCGAGCGCGACCGCCGCTCGAGTTCCAGCTGACAAAATCTCCCTCTTTCAGTTCGTCGGGAGCGGCGCGAAGTTCCATAGAGCGTTCTTGTGCTGCCTTGATGCTATCGGCCTTCGCATCACTCCACCTTTTTCCCGCATCACCGCCCCATGCGGCCCAAGCCACACGACCTGGCGACGGATAGCCATCCTCATCAGGACTGAAGCCCTGGCCCTGTTTGTCCACCTCGTGCCGAGCGAACCATGCCGACATCGTGATCACGGTGTCAGCACTCAGCTCGTCACCGCTCAGGATCTGCCGGGCCCGGGTGGCGGCCACATCGGTGCCACCATCGCGCCCCTCCTCTTTCCATGCCTGATAACGCTCAGCCTCCTCGCGCATACCCTCGGTGGGCATCAGGTCGATCTCGACCCCGTTGACCTCAGCCATCTTTCTGTGCGCGAGCAAGGTTGGATAGATCAGACCGTAGCCGCACCGGCTGGCCCAGGTCATCGATCAATGGATCACTGACTGGAGCCTCGGGCTCTGGCGCTGGCTCAGGAGTCCCGGCAATTAGGCCAAGCTCTTCTTTGATCTCGTTTTCTTTTGCAATCGTAGTAACGGTTTCCATGAAATCGTTACCGGTGTATTCCATAATTTGCTCTGCATGCGTCTGAAGCTGCAGCGCACGCGCCATCTCGAGGGCCTTCATCTCCTTCGCCGGATCCACCCAGCTCCATGCCCGGGCCTGCCAATGCGGCGCGTTGTAACGCTCCGGCCTGGTCCACACGTCCGAGAACATTGGCATTGGCAAGTCGGTGAGGGCCGCAGCCATCAGCCACTCCTCGAATACGCGCTGGTGGAACTGCTGGATCAGCATCGACTGGATCACGCGCCAGTGATCGCGGTCTTCGAGGATGCTCAGCCGGCTGCTGCTGTAATTCGACTCACTGAAATCCTTGCTTAACGTTTCGTAACTGCAGCCGAAACCAGCAGCAAATCGCCTGGCCAGATTCCTGACCACATTCTCGTATTGGTTGTCATCTGGGCCGAAGTCGGGCGGGATCGCCGTCTCCCCTGGCAGCAGGAAGTTGTAGCTGCCAGGCTCGGTGTTCCACAGCCGCTTGTCGCCCTCAAGCGCCGGTGAACCATCGCTTTCACGGCTGCCGAAATCCTCGGGATCCGAAGTCTGAATCCAGCCCAGGCTGTTTGCCTGCACCCGCTTGCGCGTCCAGTGAGCTTCCTCATACTTGCCGAGGTTCCAGCTCGTGGTGATCACCGGCGCAAACCAGGGAACACCCCTCGTCTGACCAATGCGGTCAGGCATATAAATATGAATGAAGTCTTCAGCATCAATAAAAAGATGCTTTTCGGTTCGCTTCTGATAAGTGCCGAGTTCGGCGTCGCCCGGGTGCTTTACCAACAGGGCGTAGCGCGTCGGCCGGCCCCACTCATTCAGCTCGACGCCCATGCGCCAGTAATGCCCTGGCCGGTCGCTGAAGCCGGTGTAATCGTCATCGATCTGATCAGCCTCTATCAGCTCAAGCGCCAGCGGCACCCTGCTCTTGCCCATCCGCTGCCGCACCAGCCGCACACCCACCTCGCCCGATTCAGGCAGCGAGCCCACGATCGCCATCTCGATCGCGTGGAAGCTCATCTTCCCGGTGACATCGCAGCTGTCAGCCCGACACCATTGCCGCCACCCGGCCGACATCGCCACGTTGCGGCGATCATCCTTCTCGCGCCCATCAGGCCGCATGATCTGCGGCTGCATCTGGATACCACGCGGACCGATCACATTGACCTGGGTCGTCCGCTTCGCCTGCCGGGCGTAGGGGTTATCCCTGACCAGAGCCCTGCTGCGATTCCGCAGCACCTTCAGGCTGCCGCGCAACTCAGCGTCGGCGCTGGTGTTCGGAGCAAGGAAATCAGCCGTGAAGCGATTCCACCTGGCCGCGTCGTACATGCGACGACCGCCGAGGCGTTTCAAAATCCAGGTGCGGAGTCCCATTGATCAGTGGAAGCGGATGTAAAGCGACCGACCATCGCCTTTGCCATTGGCCACGTTCTGCGCGAGCTGCTCTCGCGCCACATCAGCCTTCAGCCGGTCGCGCCACTGAATCAGTTGAGACAGCTCAGCACGCTTGACCATTCGGCCGCCTGATGCGGTGCCGATTCGATATTCTTGCGCACCTTCTGCCAGAGCACGAATTGCTGCTTCGACATTCGCCAGATCAATCTCAGCCTGACTGCGAAGATCAACAGCAGTCGCTGAACCGGCATAAACAAGAGACGGCAGAACAGTGAACTGTCCGGTGCGCACAGTGGTCGGTGCGCCACTGGTGACTGCCACCGCCTGGTAGTACCACTGCCCACTGGCAAACGCAGTTGTGGTTGCAGAACTCAGGGTGAACGACCAGATCCCAGAGCTCAGCGTTCCCGATGCCGTCGCGCCACTTGCAGCGTTGGTTCTAAGGTAATACGACAGCGTACTAGCAGTCGGCGCAAGATCATCCGTCCATTCAACGGCGTCTCCAGCGCGTATTTCGGATGGAAATG